TTCGGATTTCTCCTCGGTCTTTTCCTCTGCCGGTGGTTCCTCGCCTTTCTCCAGTAATTCGTTTTCCCGTTTTTCTAACTCATCGGGAGTCATTTCCAGGGGATCTTTGTCCTTGGCCGGAGTTCCCTCTGGCTTTGGTTCCTCTGCAGGCTTTGGATCCTCAACCTTTTCCTCGGGTTTTGGTTCCTCGGCCGCCGGTGGAGTCTCGACTTTCTCCTCCGCCGGTTTTGGTTCTTCATTTGGCTCTGCCATATTTAGCACCTTTCAATAAATGAATGTTTTGCCGGTCCACTTCTACCATGGATAATCGGCTATTTATTTGCGGATCCGTTACCTCCAGGGCCGCCGTTAGACGGTAATCCTTGGGCCGGATTCTGTAACTGCTGTGCTTGAGTTGCCAGGTTAAGCATAGCGTCGGCCGTACTAAACGCCTCGGCTTTCTGCTCCTGGTCCTCTTGTTGTACTACTTGCTGCTGGATTGCTGCAGCAAACGCATTAATAAATTTATCGATATCGCCCAGGTCGGAATCACCTAACCACCAGTCTAATATTGCGACTATGGCCATTGGAGACACTATCGCGCCACCAAACAGGGTAATAACACGCTCGACGACTTCACTCTTTTGCACAAATCTCAGGGCTTTAGCGCCTGGATTATTCTCCATATCCTCGGCAATAACGCCGTAACGGCCTTGTTTCAGGTCGTATAGAACCGTGTTTCCGATACGCTGGTTAACAATGATCTCTTTAGGCTCATCTTTGATGCCTGGGTGGTTAATCAAGAAATATTGATCGTCCGGCATGTTCTCCTGGATAAGACGAATACCCTTTTCATATAGACGCCGCTTAGTCCGCTGCCAATTGCTGTAAATGACAACCAGGGCGACCTTTGCTTGGCGAACACGCTGAGCGAATAAACTGGCCGGTTCTTGCCTCGACTCGGACTGTCCCATTAGGTTAGATGTAACGCCGGTAACTTTCATAATAAAATCGGCCGCCTCTTGACTCATTTGATCCGGACCGAAAGGCAATTGAGGAATGTCATTCCTTCTAATTGCGTCCTCTAAGCTTTTGGCCGTTGCCCGTACCTTAAAATCAACGCCAGGAGCGCGGCCGTATAATTCTACGTCCCTGGGGTTTTCTAATTCTTCTGGGCGATAGGTGTGTCCAGGATCCGCCGCTTTATTAATCAGATCGGCCAATTGATTACGCCAATCATTAAAATCATCTTGAGGATCCTTGGCATTTTTGAAGATACCGAAGTTCTTTATAGCCCTTTTGCCGTAATTATAGGCATTATACATCACTAAATCGGGCTTTCCGTCCTGTAAATCAGCCGGTTTCTCATCTAAAAGGAAATTTAAGGCCGGTAGAACGGTGTTTATGTGCTTATATTTGTAATTTCTCTTGGAAAACTTGTGATTTGGGTGGATTTTCTTGAAGATATCGGCCTTTTTGCCCTCTAAAGACCAGATCTCGGATTGCCCTGTATCCAGGTCCGTAAATACATCGACGTTCTTGTAAGTGACTTCGTGGTACTCTATAACCCTGTATTTCCCCTCCATCTCATTGAGAAAATCCGGATTATTGATATTCAATTGCATAAACTCAGAGACTTCGCCCCAATAGCCTAACTCCTCGCGATCATGCAGCGCCTCATTTAACTTTGTTTTATGGTGGCTCCATTCATGAAGTATTTCGCCTTTGGTTAGCATCCTGGACCGGATCCAGTAAAAAGCGTCGTCTGCTCCGTCTCTGATTGCCCTGGAGTCGTGCATAACCTCAAATTCGTCCACTTCTCCGATTACCAGGGATCCATCTATCTGGATTTCATCGGACCAGCGCGGATATAAAACGCCCATCTTTACCAGGCCAGCCAATCCAGCCCTGGCCAGGACAGCCTTATAATCGTTCTCAAAATTGACTTGATCTAAGATATCCTCAAACGCCGCGGCGATTTCTTTCTCTCCGCCAGGCTTAGGATATACGCGGATCTTTTGATCGTTAAGGATGAAGTCACCCATAACTTGATTAAAGATGGGAAAAATGAGGTTAAAGGTTCGGGTAGGTCGTCTTTGAGTGTTATACCATTGTCTTTTAGCCGGTGAATAATGCTCTCCGGCCAGATACTTATAGCCGTCCTCAATTTCGTCGTACTCTTTACGCCATAGAGGCGCCTCGAGCAAGTAGTTCCGAGTAACTTTTGTTACTATTTCGGACGCTTTCTCACTACCTGGTACTATCTCCATCCGGATCGCTTTCCGTTAAAGATTAGTACCGTCTATCCAAGTAGCACCACAACAATAATAATACGTCCGGACGCACAAAGTCAAATAAAAAAAGAAAGCCGGTCTGGATGCTGGTAGCAATCCGGACCGGCTGGCGGCCTATATGTGCATGGGAAGAACACGGCCTTAATGGCCCAAATCTAACGATATAAGTTTAATTCTGCAAGATCTTTACAAAGTAATTGACTACAGGAGTCACAGGTCCAGCGGTCGCCATACCTGGCCGAGACTTTCCTGTAAGCCCTGGTATTACAATCTAAATTGTGAATTTTCACTCCGATTTCGCAAAAACGGAATAGCCCGACGTCGTAGGATTGCCAGGATCCATTATTCCGCTGTTCAAAATGAACTTCACGGCCAATATTTTTAAGCGCCCTTTGGTGTTGATACCTATAGTTTGGCTTTTTATGGCGCTGTGAGCGCCCTGGCATTATATTTTATTCTCATCGAGTTTGTGTTGTCCACACCAATCAGTCGGGAACATGGCTGGCCAACCTTTTATTGTGGGAGCGCCAAATCTACAACGGCCGATCTTTCCGCTGCCCTTGCCAACATACCACATACACGTCTGACACTTCATATTGTCCGATCGGTGGATCCAGTTGTCCTCACTGGCCAATCTGCTCTTTGTGACTTCTTCTTTGTTTACTTTTATATCAAACTTAGGCGGCTTTATCGTCTTGCCGGTTTTGGCGTCTGTGATAGTTACGGTGGCTCCTGAATGTGGTCCCTGTATTTGCTCGGAACTTACCGGCCGAACTTCGCCTTTATCCAGATCCGGCAATTTACCAACCGCTATTTCTTTTAACAGGTCCACAACGGCATCCTTGAGCGATTTAATGGATCCACGGCCAGCGCTGCGCAAAGCCACCATAGCGCCCTCGTAATCTTCTTTCAGGTCCATGGTGGGGGATCCTAAAGAGAGATTTTTATTTGCCGTATTCAATTCCAAGAGCAAAACGTCTATAGCCTCATGTACTTCGTGATCGGCCAGATCCTCCCTGGCAAGTTTAATTTTATTCAAAGATTTTGTGTAATCTTCATTTCCGGCCAGAGGGACTTCACGAACCGCCCGAACGTTTAATTCATTAATCCTTTTAAGCATCTTCGGCCACCACGGAGCTTGTCGCATAATGCCGCGGCCTCTTTTCTCCTGGCCAAATTCAGTATTGATGATTTCGCCAGCTGTTGTTGCTGTTGTGTTTCCCATGTAGCACCTCCGTAAAGTTTACCTGTATTCCGGCCGGATAAACAACCAGCCGAAAAACAGTTTATGAGTTAAGTAGTATATTACCATCGTAATTACTACGTGAAATATGATGTTCTCGATCGTCAGCGGCCCCCAGGCGTCGTAAGCGGCCCACTGAGATAATGCAAAACATAACTGCATTAGTTTTTTAGAGTCGTGCCAGGCGTCACCAAACAGATTAGAATTTTCTGAAATAGTGAAATACTTCGTCCTGGGAAAGATCATCGTCGCTTGGTGAAAATTAACCGTATCCATTATGTCAAGGAATACGGTCGCCAGGAATGTCAGAAGATAGGTCCAGATCATCACATGTTTACCTTAAAAAATAAATGAATTATATCCCTTAATGTTTTATAAAGGTCGTTTCCCTCGGTCATTTCAAAGCCCTCGCCGGTCCAGTGATTAAGCCATACACGGCCATTATCGTATTCAGTGATTGTATAATCCCCAAAATCGAATTGCTGGACGACATTAAGCGCCTTAAACCTAGCGCTGTAAGTCACTTTGCAGGTTGAATTTGGGTTTATGTTATTCTTCGGCATCTGCATAAATATTAATTTATTCATATAAAACTCCTAAAACGCATCCCCTGGCCGTGTTGCCGCCAGACGATCGCGCCAGTTTGTTTGTAAAGACGTCTCATAATCGCCGCCAGCATATCTATCTACCCATTTATCCAGTTCTGTGAAGTCCCAAGGCAGCACCAGGCAATACCGGAGACAGTCGGCAAAGTCTTTGTACTTCTTCTCAATCTTATCCGTTAGGCCGTGAGCCTCCTCCTCTTTTACCGGTTGTTTCTTATACGAATAAAAACGTAACGCCTGGTCAGTATTTACACAGGAATCATGGATCCGGAGATATCTGTCTCCGTCTATCATTGACGGCAGCAAGAACTTTTTAACGGCCGAGTGGCCCTCATACAGATCGTCCAAGACGTCCGTTTTAAATGCAAATGTCCGGCCGTAACCTAAACGCCGCTGCAGTTCGACGCTGGCCGTTGTATATTCCTGGAATGTCCGGAGTCCTGAGTTTGCGTTCTTCTTCAATCCAAAGTTAGGATCGATGATATCCAATATTCTACCTGGTGGGATATCCAGCTGTTTTTCGATATCGAAGAATATCTTAACAAAATCATTGATTGTATAAGCTCCGGAGTCTTTGATGTTGATGTACAATTTACCGTCATACTGAGGATCTGCAGGAGACGGCCATTCTCGGATAACTTCGATGTGGCCCCACTGGTCCATTCTAAGCCACATAGCAGCTGGTGGTTTCCGATCGTGAGGATCCAGGAGAAAGCGATACATATAAATCAGCGGTTGAGGCGTCCAGATCTGAAAGTCCTGGAATATATTTTCTCGGTCGCGGCTATAGGTCTTATAAACTACGCCGGTTAAGTGCATAAATTCGCCCAATTCCCTGGCAGGAACTTCGTCCGGATCCCAATGTCGGATCATAAACTCTATTTGCTGTTTCTCAAGATTACCCTTCTTTTGTATGCCAAACGGTCCAAGATCCCATTCTCCGGCCTCCTCGATGCAGTTGTCCCAGATAGGTACTTGCTGGTCCCAGGTATCGCCGTGATCTTCTAATTTATCCAGGATCTCGGAGACGAACCAGGCAGCATCCATTAACGGCGTTGCTGGCATTAAAATAAATCCGCCGGAGCGGAGACGTCCCACAGCGGCCGTAAATAGCCGCTTAGGTGGTGGCTCATCAAATATTGCGATAGATATGTTTGCTCCTTCAAAGACTTTCGGCTCCTGGTCAACCGTTTTAAAGAACAAAACCCATGGAGTACCCAGGAATTTAACCGTTGATATGTAATTCTTTCCGTCCTTTGAGTCTTTGACAAAGGTAGCATGATACTCATTAGACGGTAGCCAGTTTTTCGCTTCTTCCCAAATATCATTTATCAGATCCCTATTTGATACATACCATATTTTCTTAGGCCACTTCTGAGGATAATTATTAAACAACGGCCAGTTAAAAAAGCCCTTGAATTGCTCTCCAGTCTGGACGTCTTTCACATCTTCATAAATATTGACGTTACCGTAGATGATATTAGCAAGGGCGTTCCAGATGATCGTAGTCTTGCCGGTACCGTTGCCGGATCTCATCAAAAATACGCGCTTTGGATCTTCTTTCTTGGTGACTTCGGTACCAATGGCATGAACGAAATCAAACTGAGGGCGATTTGGTAGGAATGTCTTAGCACCACATAGACGGCCGTAATCCTTCCACTGGTCAATCTGCTTATCGTTGAACTTGGACGCCTGGTAATCAATCATTTAATAATAGCCTCATACCTTAATGGACAACCGCCAGCAGTAAACCATGCAGGGCGACGTATACCGCTGATGCTTACATGACGTCCATTTACAGCGATATGCCACATAAATACAGCGCCATATAGGGCAAATGGGAAATCATCCGGAAGATTAAAGGATCCGGCCCACAAATAGACTATTTTATTCTTATGATCCAGACCGTAATATCGTCGACCGTCATTTTTTACGTAGTCTATCATATTTTCCAACCATTCAGTTTGAGATATGAATGTCCGGACGCTATTTCTTGCTGGACGAAGTTTGCCCAAAACATCTCACGGTTAAAATCGTCTTGCAATTTCTGTATTAACGCTACTCCGGACATAGGCAAGCCTGGCTCAGCCGGAATTATCATCTTGACAGGCATAAGCATTTCAACCTTGATAATAGTCGGCGCTGCAGCGAGCGCAATCATTGATTTTAATGCGTTACGTCTATCCATCAGTCAACCTCATTAAATTTAATATATGACATGCCCCCTGGTATGAATCACACCTTACCATCACACCAGGAAAGTCAGGAGAATATACCCAAAACTCATAAATGTCTATCTTGCCATCCGGGCCGCAATATGCACTTGAGCCGATATAAATATTTAGAGGATCTCCGGACCAATTACAGACGCGCTCAGCTGGTTCAATTGTCAAGTTGTCTGAGATTGTAATTGCCATTCCTTCACCTGTGTATGTGATATGTTAAAGCCCTTGTCTTTTAAATAATCAATAACGCGCTCGGTTAATAGTTCCGGATCCCATTCCACCCACTGAACAGTTTTGAGATCTGTCTCTTCATTAAAACAATGTATAACGGGAACTTCATAATCCAACATTTCAAATTTGTCGTAGAGCGTTACCAGGCGGTCATATTCTTCTTGGGGGATGATTCTATCCTCATTTAGGTCTTTGACTTTCTGGCCAGCAAACTCTATCGACTCCAATGATCCAACAACTGTAAAAGCAGCGCCGGCAGCGGCCAGCGTCTTAATAAATTGTTTTCTATCCATCGTTTTTATCCCTCATATTCCCGACAAACGGCGACTTACCGGCCATTGTCTCGGCGATTCGTTCCTGGATTACTTCTTTAACCTCAACCAGGATCCGGAGCGGATCTTTCGCCTCTTTGGATGATACAGGCGAAACAGTCATAAGCAGCTTATTCCCCAGGTGAAGTATTTTAAGTTGTCTTTTTATTTTCGCCACGGTATGCTCCTATTCTATTAACAATTTCTTGTAACCTTCTAAGATCTCCGTAAGTCAGCGTTATATCTACCAGAAAAATATCTTCAAGTGACAAATCATGGTGTCCGGAATCCTTTAAAACATCTTCCTCTACAAATTTAATAAGATCATCAATATCATTCTGAAACGCCATGCCGCCTCCTATATCTTGGTGATGTTCTATACTGATCGTCCACGACGCCCCTGGGACACTTCTTCGCCGGTCTAAACGTACCAAAATGCCGTATTCTCCGGCTCTGAGACGTTCTCTCACGGACGATGCGTTTCTTATTGCCTGGCATAAACCACTCTTTGACGTGTGTAATTACCGTATGACGGCGTGATTTGGCCAATGCGCGCTTAGTTGGCTTTCTGAGAGACGGTTTAAGGAACTTTAAAAGGTCAACTGGTGGTTTTGGCCGGACTAATTGAGGGTTTTTATCCATCTTCGGCCTCCTCCTGAATATTAGATACCATTTTCCAGTCTATCCTGACATTTGGTAGCGCCATGTGGAATCCTTCACGGTCGACGCCATGCTTTGTTTTAAATGTATGACTAGCCTCAGAAAAACTATTGTATTCTTCCCTTAGATATTTTACATGCGATTCAAGCGCATTAATCACGATCGGCAGCCTAGCGTCACCGTCTAAATGCTCGATTGTTAGTATTAACATCGACTTAGGCATGTAGCAAACTCCTCTCTGCCGCCTGGATCTCTCTATAAGCAGCCTCAAATACCTCTTTCGGACTCCAGGAATGATAGCCGTCCGGATACTCGACGTGGTAGCCGTGAACATTATCACCGGCCGAAATTTCTTTGCCCTGGCTTGCTTGGAATGTATGCAAATCCATCGGCTCAGCCTTGATTATTTTAGCACCTATGTACGTTTTCATTGGTATTTCTCCTATTGGTTAAATTGACACAAAAAAAAGGCGGCCGGACCAAAAAGGTTTACCGGCCACCCGTTAATTGCTGGTTAAGGACCAGCAGCCTAATTCACTTTGTAGCAGCAACGGCTTTCAATTTCGGTACACCTGCAGGTACCTTCTTCATGGCGTGTGCTAATGTTACGGTACCTGTGCCCAGAAACGCGGTCAGAATAGCAATAAACACGTCCGGAGTAATATTGTTCGTCACAAGTCCAATGGTGCCTAAGATCCCTATTCCGGCCACTACATAGGTTTTATAGCCCTGTGAATCTATCCAGTCCCTAAACGCTGCCATTCCGGAGAATCCAGCAAAGCCCAGGATAGTAAGTAAAACGTTCTCCCCGACGTAGCCCAGGGTAAACGCGATAAACGCGGCCACTATTACGACGATTGCAATAATGGTTAAAACTTTGGAGTTTAAAATCCAATCTGGCATAATTGCCTCCTTTGGTTGGTGAAAGGGTTATTTCTTTTTCCATTCTATTCTAAACTTGCCAAGAGTTGTTAAAAATATATACGGTCCGTTAATTCCTTTTTTCTGCATTTTCTTTATAGCTTTTACGACGTGTTTTAATTTTATATCTCCCTTTGGTTGTTTCATTTGTTTTTATCTCCATTCCGGCCGTTATTGCCATAGACTATAAAATTCAATGCTACCTTGCCTGTATCACCGAGACGCATAAACAACCGGCGCCGTTCTTCTTCGCCCTCTGGGAGCAGTTCTTCTAATTCCTTGGCCGTTGAGTCCAGGATTTGATTTATTGCGTTGTGATTGCCCTTGTAGACACGCTCATAGATGATATTGCCCTCACCGTCGCGCAACACGTCACCAGTTTTCTTGTTGAATACCGGCACCCTGGCCCAGAGATTCTTTTGCAGATCCTCGACAAGTTCCTGGCGTACCAGGATCCGGTACCACTTGTTTGCGATCGGAATAGCCGTCTTAAAATTTTGTGCCATAGCAGCGCGGCGATCGGCTATTAATTCTGGAAAATTGTCTCGATAATGGGATATTGTCTTGAAGTCAACAACCTGGCCGTAGTGTTTTTCCAGTTCTCTTTGAACCTCAGACGGTCGCTTAAAAGCGGCTAACATCTGTATAATCATTTCCTTAGTATGTCCATCTATATTTTCGCCAGGCCCTCGTTTCTTTGTTTCGGGCTGGAGTTTGCCGGATTTAGCCATTGTCGTCAGCTTTCTCCTCAGAGGCCGTAATTGTAGATACGGAAATGAGATACATCACTCCTCGGGTTTGTTGATCGCAAACATGAATCCTGGTAAAGCTGGAAGATATAGACGGAAGTTGACCGAACTCTTTAGTTTCTTCGGCCTGGCAAGCAGCACAGCGATATCTTAAAAGATGTACACGGCTCATAATTTCCTCCTCATGCGCTTTAAAAATAATAATTTTGATTCCTTTTTCAAAATGATTATTATTATTATGTCCCTGGACAGAAAAATAATTACCGTCTATCCAAGCACCTGGTAGCCAACGTAATTAGGTCTGTCCAGGGATATTTTTATTTATGTCCTCGACTTCTTTGATAATCCTGTCCAAAAGATTAACCACAGATTTATAATTATGATTTATAATAGCAGATTGCTCCCAGGAGATCTTTAAACTAACAAGTTTCTGTTTTAGTTCACGGATCCGGCCCTTTAAAATATTGCCAGCCATTGTCTCGCTTTGTAGGCGCTTTTCAAATAACTCGGACCGGTTGACCCAATACCATGGTGGATCCAGAGATCGTTGCTTAAAATCGCTCTCAGGAGTTTGTTTTTTTTGTAAATCCATGATTTAGCCTTATTTTATGCGGTTTCACCGGATTTTACTAAAATTTCACTTCTACAATTGTATTTTCAGGCACTCTCGGGGCGTCTCGATCGCCTATGTAAAATATATTAATACTTGTTCCAAGCGCTGATTGATTACCTACGCTATCCACGGCCACGATGTAGGCTCTTGCAAAGGTTTGTGACCTGGGATATCTGTATTCTACAAGCATGGTATCAACCGGACTATAAATGTGTGCTGCAGTCGCCAGGAGATTTGGATAGTGGATAGTTGAATCTATATAAACATTTTTAATCGATGTATCCGCTGGCCATTCATTAAGCGAATAGAAATAGACGCTATCCGGATTAGTGATAATAAATAAATCATAAGAGTGCATATCCGGCTCTGGGTTTTTCTTCCAGGTGAATTTTAAATCGATCGTTTGCGCCTGGCATGATTCACATGTGAAGAATATAAAAAAGAATAGGATTACCAGGGCGAAGAATATTAGTAATTGCCCAGGTATGGGATTGTAGTTTTTTGGTGATCTTTCCATTTCAAGCCCTCCTTTTTAGGTGTGTTGTAAGTATGGCCAGCGCGGACCATAGGTGATTTTTTACGCCGTAGATTACACCAGGCGCTTTCTTTGTACCAGGTACACCCCAGACGTCCTTTAAGACTGTATTAACGTGTGCTTTTTTAGCGTTGCGATTGTTACATAACCAGTGACGGCAATCAGAGGACCGGTAATATGTGACGTCGTAAGGATAAAATGCCTGTTCAAATCTGGCTGCCCACCGGACAGTCTCAAAGACAGATTTACCTACCGGCATACCGTAACTCTCAACGCCCTCGACGGCTATTTGGAGATTTAACGCTCTCCATTCAATTATTTTGAGAAGTAGATCTTCATTCAGTATTTCGCCGTCCATTTGTTCAATTTGGTTTTCGTGCCGGTTCCAGAGTATGTACGCCGATCTTTCCGGACCTGGATCAATGGCCAGCGTCCAAATGTACTCACCGGTTACGTCGTCGTCGATCGAATAGTCTCCGCGGATCCGTTCATCCAGATCGTCTTTAGGTGTGTGATCCTCCTGTGAATTGATATCGTTTAAATCAAGTAATTCACTCATGATAGATCCTTTCTCAGAGTACAAGTTTTCATATCGATGTGATGCAGCGGCGTATTGAGTTTGTACTGATATACTCCATCTCTGATTTTTTTAGGTTTTGGGATATCTATACCGGCATCCCTGAGTTGTTTAATCCTGGCGTTATACTGGAGTATGCCATTGTCAGTAAAGAAGTGGTTAAACCTGGGCATCTTGGCCAGGTAAAAAATAATACGTTGTCGTTGATTAAAAATTCTTCCCATGATAAATTCTCCTTTGTTTTTAAATACAGCCGCAACCGCTGTTGAAGTGACAGGAATGACAATTCCAAGAGTGACAATATTTTTCAGGTTCATCTTATCCAATTCATTCACCCTTGTAATTAACTTTTTAATTAATTGTTCTAACGATGTGTCATAATAATCACTACCTCCTAATCTTTAAAGTTATCCATGATTATTGTTTTAGTTATTTACGCGGTCGCGGCTATTTTTATTTACCATCTAATTTTTCATGTAAACTTTTCATTTGAGATTTATAAAATTCTGTTCCCCTCGGTACTACTTTCGTTACGATAAAAGTTGTGTCGGTCGTATCATTTTTAATATGTACCGCCGTATCATATCTAAGATAGATTGAATAAATCCTATCCGGATAATCCGCGTAGGCTCCATAGTATGTTGATTCAGTATTATCGTTCCAGGTAATTGTAATCACTCCGCTGCTAATATCTCCAATGCCATACGTACAGGAAAACAACAATAACAAAATGATACTAAATGATTTCATTTTTTTCTCCTGTACTTTGCAGCGTCCGGACACGTAGAATGATGATCTATATATCCAATTTCTCCCTCGACGGCCTGGCGAACGGATCCATCTTCAAAGGTCCGGATCTCTCCAAGCATGGCCGGAATTGGCTCAGCGTCTACGATCATCCACTTACCCCGAGTAGACTTGATCCATTTAACTGGAGCGCCACATGATTTACATTTTGATGTATTTTCCATTATTTAATCCTCACCTTAAGTGCTTTTTCTAACGTGCTTATACAATTTAGCGTATTATATAATAATTTTTTCTTATTAAGTTTCTCAATATCATCATCAAAACCACGAAGATTAAACAAACCGGAATTAATCGCCTCTTTCAATCGGGTGTTTTGTTGTCTTAAATTCTTTTCTTCGTCAAGTGTCATTCTTAAACTTATCTCCGCTTCCAGTTGTTCAATCTTTAAAGCAACTTCATTCTTAAATAATTCGTGATGCTCTTTCAATTCAATCTTTTTATTAACCTCAATAATTAATTGTTCTTCCAGTTGTTTGATTTTGGCTATCACTTTTTTATCTTCTTCATAATTACTATTTAATCCTGCGTCCCATGCCTCAATAGAACAATATTTTTTATCTGTTAGGGTTTTTCCTACTGCCTCATACCATTCATAAAAATTTGTATATCTTTTATCACCCATCATTACTCCTGACTTTCAAGTATTTCAAATGCTTTTTCTATTACATCACGTTGTAAACAGGTCGGCCGGAGAACGACTAAAATCTTTCTCCGTCCAGCCCTTCTCTGATTTATAATGATCTATAAGTCTCGGCCGGTCTTTCTCCGGAATGGTTTTGATTGCATCTGATAGGCTACTATAAAATAATACAGTTTGTTCAAATGCAACAACTAATTTTTTTATATCCGTCGGTTGATTATCCGAGACAACTAAACCACGTCTTTCGTTTCTTACCTTCTCCCTCCTGGCCCAGGTATTAAGACGACGTTTAACGTCCCAGGTTTTCTCTAACTCAAATCTCATTTTTGTTTTTGATCTGTTTGGCTCACTCCAGTAATCGAAAAAATCTCTGATCGTCTGCCGGTGGTAGATATCTAAAAACGGCTCCAAAGATTGATAGAAAAGAGTACAACGATTTTTTAATCCGTCCTGAAATTCATCGTTGACAACTAAGCTTTTATTCTTATCATTCTTGTATGTGGCCCCTTGTTGGCCCTTTGTTGGACGGTTTGCTGGACGGTTTTCGATTTCGTCCAGTTGATAAGTGTCCCAATTACATATAGTTACTATACTAAATTTGTTGGTCGTTTTGATGGTCAATATTTCGCGTTTCCTCATTGAGTCGATTATTCTCCGTACTTTTCGTTCGGTTAATCCGGTATCCTCGGCCGCCTTTTTACGGCCGAAGATAAATTGACCTGGTTTAAGTTCTATTTCCTGGTGGCCGACAACGGCCGTAAATTTTCGGTGTGATGCTTTTAACAAACAATATACAAAAAACGCGGTCAATTCCGGATTTTTAGATATCGGATTGTCCAAGAATTTTCTGTGCAATTTAATCCAGCCGCTATTATCCATTGGTCCCGTTCAACATGTTTAACTGCTCATTATATCCGGAGACGTACATTTCGGCCTGGACAATAAGATCCTGCAGCGCCTCGATGCAATCCTGAGTTAATAACGGCGATTTGTCTCCGTCCTGGTAAGGTGTCTCCGTCCTGTGGGGCGTATTTACGGCCAGTTGATCCTCGGACGCCTGGAGACGTCTTTTTCCGGTAATTATAGCGCCGAAGATATCTTCCTTTTTCGTCCTGGTAAAAGACGCGCCGGTGCAAGTAATCCGATTCAGTTCATCTTTCGGCATTTCGCACATTTGGAGAATATGAGGTTTCAGTTTTGCCAGGGACTCATAAAAGGCCGAATGAGCTGGCCGGTTAGATTTGATCTTGATTGATAGATACTGGTCCTCTGATTCTTCCCGTTGCTCCAAGATGAATTTTCCCTCAACAACGATAGACTTATCATTGTTGACCTTGACTAATTCAATTAACATATAGATCCTCCTATTTAAAGTATTTGTTAAACCACCATTCCATGACATATAAGACGCCGGACGCATCCAGCGCCAGCATAGATTTCGGCGCCCACATTTCCAGGGAATTTGGATTTTCACGGATATCGCGCCATTTAATATTTGCTTTCATTTTATCATCAAGCAATAAAAGTTTTGCGCCCTTGTCCGTTAAAGCGGCCACATCATAAAGATGATCCTCGATAAGGACCACATAATCGGCCTCATCCCCTGGTAACATAGGCTTTAATTCACTTTGTAATTGTTCTTTGAGTGTCATTTTTTAGTTGCCCTCGCCTTCAAATAATTTGCGCTGATATTCCAACTCGTCTAACTGCCGAAGGGCGTCAGCCTCCTCTTTTGTTCCAGGTTTGGCCAATTCCAGCCAGCGTTCGGCCATTTCGATTTTATCTAATAACTCTTTAAATTCTGAGCGTCTACTATCTGCCATATCATTCCTCCGGATCTTTAGGTAATCCGCGCAAGAACTCTTTCATCTTCTCATAATGAACCTCGGTCACGTCGCCCACATTGAAAGATTTAGCGCCTACGTGAACGGCCAGTTCATCCTCATTTTTGATATTCTGATCCAGTAGAGCGCTTATATACTTAGGCATAACCTCATTTTTGATATACTTCAATTGTCTGGCGTCGGCAATAGGTTCTCCGCCGGTAGTAAAGCGGCCAGGCTCCGGCTTTGGTTCTTCCGCTGGCGGCTGTTCAGGTACGTGTTTCGTCTCTTGAGTTCCCAGGGATTCATAAGTACCGTCTTTTAATTGCTGTAGGGTGGCTCTCATTACCTTAAACTGTTCGGCCGTAATTTCAGTATACTTAAAACTGTTAACGCCAAACTGTTTCATCCAGGACGTCGGATCCTTGATATTGTTCTCCTCAAGCAGTTTGTTTAACTCGGTAAAATCTTCCATGGTGATTTCCGGCTTTTTGTCCACCTGTGGTTCTTCTTTCTCTGGCTGTGGTTCCGATGGTTTTTCATCTCCAGAATCTCTAATAGCGTCCTCCAGGTTTTCAACGTCGGCCTTGATTTCTTCCCGATCTTCTTCTTTCATCAGCGCGGCCTCATCTGAGGTATAGGTACCGGCAAAGATACCCTGGAAAGCGCTCCGAAGCCCCTGGCTCTCGGCCACTTTCTTTATCATCGTCTCTACTTTGCCCTCTCCGAGCGTTTTACCATCGGTAAGTGACCAAAATTTTGTGACGTTACCTTCTTTCGTGTACTTGACATATTCCCTGGTTGGACAAAATATATAAGTCGGGATCCTATTTTCTACGTGAACAACACAATAGGCGCCAAGGGGATGAATAGGTTCTCCACCATACCTCAAATCGACATCGATTTCATGCTCAACCTCTCCGGTTGCCGGATTGGGAATAAACTTCTCTCCCTTATAAACGGCCTCGACGACGTGGCCCTTATAGGTGGGTTGTTCCTCAGCTCTCCGGCGGTATAGATCCCTTGCGACGATAATTTCAACCGGCTTTTGACCATATTTCACCGGCCAGATCTCGCGCTTGAATGGATTTGCTTGCAGGGACATTCCCATCCCCAGGAAGAAAGCAAACTCATCGTTTGTAAGATCCGGAGCAAAAACACGCCGTATAACGTCGGTTTTCTTCCAGACTTTTTGAACGTCGTCTATAATGGCCTTAACCAGTTCGACGTCCGGCGCTTTTTTTAGTTCTTGATTTTCATTCGTTGACATACTTTAAGCCTCCTTTTTCAGTTGTTATTAAATGCGACCACTCATTAAAGGCCCAGGCTGGCGGATCCAGGTCATGAATTTTTTCCATATATGAACGGTCCCATTCCTTTTGTTCTTTAGCGTCCCAATAGACCTTTAAAGCGTAGTTAATTTTAAACTCTCCCAGCTGGAGTAGTTTTGGTGTTGCCCTGAAAACCTGTATAGCAAATGGCGGCTGTTTTTCCTGGACAATAAATAAAAACTCCCACTCCTTACCAGTGATTGTAAACATTCCGTCGGTGTACCATTTAGCCTGGACGTCGTAGCCATAATTAACAGTGGCTTTTGCAAACTCTGATTTATTTGCTCTTTTGCCTGTAGTCTTATAATCGGCCAAAATATGACGCGGCTCGATGATCTTTTTAATGTCCGGACGGCATTTCCCTTGCACCCCTTCATACATAGAGTGATTCCAAATACAAGTTTCCTCGATCGTAGCGCCGTATAGTAGGGCTGTAGCTAGTTTATGTTTCCTGAATATTTTCTCCATGGCCTTGATCCGTAGATATTCCTCTGCAGTAATACAATATTTACCCAGGTTCGCGGTTACAAAATCTTTCCAGACGTTAGTACGCCTGGACGTTTCCGGACCGACGGCGACCTCTTTCTCCGTTTTGGATATAATTATTTCATGAGCAGCGGATCCGAATATCATATCTGCAGTCTCCTCATCCGGAGAATTTTTATAAACGGTAAAATGTGCCGGTGAATCCTGTAGGTGCATAAGATCAGATCGGCTTAAAAAGGGTTTGTAGTCCTCTCCTCTGTGATACTCAGAGTTCGGGATCCCCTGATATAAGCCTGGTTTAATTATTTTCGTTTTTTTGGTTCTTCCCATTTAAAACTCCTCTTTGCTAATTATGTCGTATAAAGAAACGATAAGCCAGGCGGTCACGATAACGATTTGCAATAACCTCCCCCAATCTGATAAAAATGGGGATATTAGGAGCAATGATATACCAAGATAAGCCAACATTGAGATCTCCTCTCTCATTATACCACACCTTTACCGCCTCGACATAAAATCTGAATTTAAAACCCTTCGGCTCCTCAACCGCTGTGAATAGTTTAATCTTGTGTTTCCACTTCGCTTTCATTTTCAGTTTCATTTAGTTCCTCCTCAATCTCCAGGGAGACGCGCTTGCCGGTCATTAGCGATTCCGTATAAGCGTAATACTTCTCCAGCGCCCTATGGATAATGACGTATTTCGGTTCAAGCAAATGCTTCTTTGCTATATCAAGGCGTTCCTGGGTAGATTGTTTTATCGCCTCCGGCCGGTATGGCTCTTTAAGTATTTCTAATTGTTTAGGTACGTTTTGCAATTTAACTCCTTTCTGTAGCCCACGCATAATAACCAGGGCGCAAAATTAGTTTTTTCTCCGCGCAAAACTTTTTTAATTCTGCATATCGATTGTCACCGGCAGCCTGGGACGGATCCGATTTATCGTTTGGATCACATGAGCCAAGGCGTAACTCCAGACGTGCGATATGGCGCTCATCACCCAGGGCCACAACCGTACTGGATAACAGCCAGAGATCATAAATAGTTTTCTTGCCCTGGATAGGCGCCAGTTGAAACATAGCGCGAACAATGCGCGGATTAAGGTTTTCCTGGAAATTGGTTATTTCATCCAGGTACTCCTCAAAGATCCCGAAATGAATCACGATCATAAAAATTCCTCCTCTTGAAATAGTTGATAAATGAGGGAGTGCAAACGATTAGGGGGATTGAATAACCAAGGAAAGTAAAAAATACGTAGGAAATTACAAAGAAGATAAAGAGGGTTCTATATTGCAATTTACGCTCCCATGCACAAATATATGTGAATTATAATTATTATAACGGAAATTATAATTCAATTATAAAAAAGTCAAGAAAAATTTAAAAAAAGATGATTATTCCGGATCCGAGCGCCAGTCCGCCGATTGCATAGTAGGGATTATCCCAATAAAAACCGGCAGCCAGGCCACCGGCGGCAACGATACCAGCTGATAGTCCTTTAAGTGTTGCGGTTCGCTTTTCTTCCTTTAATCTCAGATCCCACTTTGGCCTCATGTTTAGCTCGTAGTAATCGGACCAGCGGACGGTAAGAGATGAGGTCATTGATTCAACCGGCAGGGGAGAGTAAGCTGAAAATGTGCCGTAGACAAAAGGTTTATTTTCCAGGTCTACGCCCAAATTTATAAATTCAAAGTCTTTACTCGATTCAAATAGTGGTAAATCCATGTAGTCGTCGGATTTTTCTCTCTCGACGTACTTAATTTCAATCTCCGGATTATCTTTCAGATATTTAAGTTGTCTTTTGAGCGATTCAACATTAAGGTAGGCTTTTCTGAGTTCTTTAGCCTGGGCCGGATCGATTCTAATAACCGTGTCCGGAGTAACTGGTCCGATCTGATCCGTCTCGACTATTCTCAGTTCTTCCGGAGCGGACGGCTTACTAAACTGTAAACATACAAGATATCCTATAACTATCCCCAGGATCCCAGGGACTAAATATTTCCAGATTTCTTTCATTTCAAAGTCCTTAATTACCTAAGAATAAAATTTTCACTTCCTGTTTTTAGTTGAAGATGATTTGAGCCTTGTAAATCATTCAGGCTTGAATTGAGCGGCCAATAGGAGACCAATCCCGTCTGAAATTTGGATAATTGCTGATCTTTATAGGTGTTTATTTGAGATTCAGTTCTTGGGACATTCCACAATCTCATATCGTCAATATATCCAGTGTAATAAAAAGGTGATGCAGTTAAATATCCCCCAAAGGTGGTTGCGCCGAAAGACATTGAATCTGTTGGACTGCCATCTAACAGTACACCGTTTTTATACAGTTTTGTGCTGTCATTAACAACGTCATTAACCATAGCCATGTGAATCCATGTCCCACTATCTGAGGGCGTACTTGCCCACTCTTTTGTTGCGCTGGTTCCATCGTCATAGTCTTGAGCATCATAAGCGTACCTTGCATTGCCTCCACCGCCCCACCTACCGCGATTGTTTGCAACGGTGCTATCGTTATGAACGTACTGCAAATTGTCCGGCGTATCAATCGGATAAAACCAAAATTCAAGAGTCCATGACTCAGCCTTACCATAATCAATAGCCGTTGTCATTTTTAGCATTGTTGATCCGTCAAAAGAAAACGCGGCATTCGTTCCTAAATTAAAACCACTATCGGCTAAATTTGTTAATTTACTAACTGATCTTAGTCTTTTTAATTTTTTTGTGCTTTGCGCTGGTAAAAGCCCAAAAGATAAAAACAGAAATATTAATAGGATTATCTTCATTATGGAACCTCTGTTACAAATGTTGGGGTGCTTAAACTTAGTGTATCTACACCGCTATATGAAACACTGTCATTTTCAAACCTAAACCACATATCCGGTTGCATAAAATTAACTCTGCCCGATTTGTTATTAAGCATGTACTCAACCTCTGTGTCCGTTAACAACCTTCTGTGAAATGTAAGTTCGTCAATTATACCCTCAAACGGTCCTGCAAGATCGTACCGATCACCGATTGTAAGGTCATTTGTCGGGCTACTGAAATCCACTGTTTCACCTGAAACATCTACTGAGGCATAAAGATTGTTATTAACATAAATGGAAAACAGATCACTTTGATCGAACCTTAGCCTTACAAAATACCAGGTAGAGTCTGTAAACTTTCCAGATCCTTGTGCTGTATAATTCGTGCCAGTTTGAATAATTGCACTCGCAACACCGGAAGTCAACATTCTCATATCATATCTGTCGAGATTATCCCTGTAAGAAAATACATACTGTGTTGAGTCAGGCGTATCGTCATAGAGATACATCCACCAAGACCATTCCCAATCACTTGTACCGGAATCAAGTGTATCTGTATCTGTCTCGGTTGCTATGTCATTACCATCAAAAGATAAAGCATAGGTATTCGTCCATGCAGATACATTTGTTTTTTCTAATCCCACCTTGAAAAATGCGCTTGAATCTTCTACCCAAACGTATAATGTATCGTTAATCCTCGACATATCGCCGTCAGGTGGAGATGCACCAGGAATACCAGCAGGAACCTCAAAAAAGTCTGGACGCAATCTCGGAGTTGTTAAAACATTATCTACCTCCCCCCACTCAAACTCTCCCCTTGCCAAGCTTATTGTATCTTGCTCTAAAACAGTGAAAAACTCTAAGGCTGTTTCATCTGATATATGTATATCCGTTTCAATGGCAGCATAGACGTTGCCCATAATGATTTGTGGCAAGTTTATATCTTCACCGAAGTAAATGCCAATATCATCTGATTCTCCAAGATGTCCGTTAAACTTATTTCCTATAATGATGTTTTCCTCAACACGTTCATTTCCGGTTAAAACAATGCACGTATCAACGTCCTCAAAGTTATTACCCTGTATTCTGTTTTGTTTACCCATATTAAGTTGTGACCTGTTTGCATCCCTAATAACTATACCAACATCGGCCCGTTCAATATCAATTCCCTGAACAAGATTAAAATTCCCTAAGACCAATCCAGTATCACAGTCAACAACCCTGAAATTACCACCAGTAAATTCAAACCCATTCATCTTCCAGTTGTAAGAAACAGCAGCATCACAAAACCTAAAAGACGAATTTTCTATCACACCCGTAATAGAGGCATTTGCACCGCTTGAATCGACATAAACGCCGTATCTGTTCATTCTAAAAAAACCACAATTCCTTACGGTCGGGGACCATGCACCTTTAAAATGAATACCGTCTATAACCTTGCCTCCTGCAGCATTTTTACCATTAAAACCAATGTTCTCAAACACCGTTCCGTAAATATCCTGCGTTGTTCCCCTTTGCACTTTAAATAAAGTAATAGAATCTGTGGACCAAAAATTAACGGGATATAAAGCCGATGGATCAGTGGCAAAATAACCACTTGAACCCGTACCTTTTAATTGAACATAGTGTTTATCAATCACTACCGCGTAGCCGTCTGCATCTGTGTCGGTTAATTCGTATGTCCCTGGTGGGATTAAAACTGTGCCGCCGAAAGGAGAAACAGAGGACAATGAATCTATTGCCGCCTGGATCATGTTTGTCGTCGTGGTAGCGTTAGTTGTTGTTCCAAAGTCCAGAGCGATAACCATTCCAGCATTTTCTAAGTGAGATAAGATTGGAACCTCAAGCCCCTCGACGTCAATCCGTAAAGAATCATCTGGGTATTCGCTTCTTATTCCTATGGTAGATCCTGGCTTTGATTCAAGAGTTACATCATCTGGATTATTTGTAACATTTCCGCCCGAAGATATAAAATTATATGCCGCCGTCGTTAGCTTGTCCAAGGAAATAGTGCTATCACCGTAAGACGGATTTGTTGTTTCATTTTCCGAGTTAAGATTGTCGAAAAATGAAGTTCTGTCAATATATTTAATTTTGATTCCCTCCGTTGCCTTAACCGTATCAACTTTAAATCGTATTAACTGTGATTGCGACGTACCAGCAAAAACCACAAGATAGCACATTAAAATCAATAATTTTTTCATCATTCCTCCGCTATGGTTGTAATGAGTCTATCATGTCTTGACCAAAAACCAGCTTGCCGGTTGATCCTGACCATACCGAATCCTTGCTATAGGTGGATCCGCCGTTAGGGTCAAACCACAATTCATAGGGTCCGGAAACCAAAACATCAAAGACGTGCATATCCCAACCAGATTGATAGGTTCCCTGCAAGACTATTCCGGCTGTGTTTGTACCGGCCACTCCGCGCAATTGAGCAGTATAACCACTCCCTGAACTGGCAATCCTCACCTTTGTAGGGTTAGCCATTGTAAATACCTCCTCTAATCATCAAGGTCGTCCTCGACGGCCATACCCGTGGGTACTTGGATAGTTTTCCATAAAGACTCATCGTAATATGTTGTCTCTGTGGGTGACTCATCCGTATAGGACGTATATTCTGTTATATAAACTACTGTTTCGTCAGCCATTAGGGTATTAACTCCGTGACACGTACACCGTGGACGTTGCGCTGGTTCCCTGTTTCTTTGAATTTTATGTAATAAACAGGAACAACCTCCTCAGAGGCCCAAGACGCGCTACCTACGTTATACTTGATTGTTCCACCGTCTGACGTTATGGATCCAATCGATTGATATTCAATCCCATACTCCGGACCTTGATATCGGCCGAAAAGATACTCTGTGTTTGTCGTTCCGGCGATACTGTCACAGTATACAGTTACGGTTTTGTCGTTGGTCCCGTTGTTTGGAATAGGGACGGAGATACCGGAATCAGCTGCCGACGCCGACGTGTGTACGCCATAAAAGCCCAGGGTAGAATTTAGTTTAACGCTGTCAGTGGAGACGGTAATAATGGTGGCGTCCGAGTATAAATTCCTTGTCTCTACGTCGTCGTAATCCTGGCCGAATAAAAGCACCGGAAGAAGCAAAAGTAAAAACATATAAAGTTTCATGTGAAACCTCCTCTAATTTACAAACTGTTTATTTAACCGGTCTAATTTGGCCTGGAGCGCTTTCATTCTATAAAAGTCAATCCTGGGTAGTTTACCGGCCCGATCGCGCAATTTATATAAATTTAATCTATTGAGCGCCTGTTCAAGTTCGGCCTGGCTCCGGATCTCTGCAGAGAATTGTTTCCGCGCTCCCAAAGTTTCGCCTTTGACTTCTCGGCCAAACTCAAATAGTGACATTAAAATATCGCCTGGCATCCAGACTTTACCATCCTCATAAGCCTCGTTAAATCTGATCGCTACGTTTGTTATCGCGTTATCTAAGACTTTGTACATCTCACGTTTATTTTTATAGACGTCGCTGGTGGCTATATCATGCCTCATAAAACTTGCAATTGATAAAGCCTCTCTAAACCATCCTATCGTCCGTCGATTCTCGATATACCAGGTGTAATCCTTTGCTCTTTCCGAATCCTCGAGATAACTGGCGACCTTAAACATGCTATCGTCTTTAATATAAGCGTTAACAGTCCTGTTAACAGTCTCCATCTGATCTAATTTTCTGTAAAAATCCTGGACCGACTTACCTCTCCGGCCCAGAGGCGTCTCCGTGATAAAAGCCCTGGTTAACGGATACCTGGATAACCTGGTAAAAGTATCCAATGGTTTAGCGTCTGTGAAACCGATCATTTCAAGGGTATCATCCCAAATATTTAATAGTCCGCGTCCGGCACCGGCCGTATAGGCTGTAAATAAATGCTGCATCCGGACAGGAGACATATCTATTTGTTTACCCAGGAATTTAAACGTTTCGCTTGTCCAGTCCTCATATTGATCTCTAAGATCTAATCCCTGCAGAGACTTCCGGACGATAGGCTTTCCTGTGTAACCGACTTTATTCATGGCTTGCTCGATAATAGGACGAAAAGCGAACGGAGTTAATTCCGTGGCCAGGCGTGGCCCTTCTGTTGGCAATCCTGTAGGTAAATAATCGTCGAGAAATTCAGCGCCAATTTCCCCGATCGTCTCCGGATCTTCGCCCTCAATTTTGTCGAGCGCGTGTTCTACCGTTGCGCCGAATAATATGCCGACTGGTCCGCGTGGTACCGGCAAGAATGTATCTGTAAAAGGAATATGGACATTGAAAAAGCCTATTTTGCGCCAGGTTGGTAGCTGGTTATAGTACCGGCGCACTTCGTCGTCTGCATGGTTCATGTACCAGTTGGCCATAGCCGCCGCCGAGATAGGCAATCCTCTGGCAATAAAACCGGCCGCTCCTCTCCGGATAGCCGACTGAGGCAATAGTTTTGCGTGTTGTGTCCTGGCATTTAAAAACGGATATAACGGCGATACGTTCCTCATGGCCTTACCTTTGACGCCGTAATCTCCGGATATTTCTCTGCCCTCTTGCATGGCAAGGTAGGGATCTCCAGTCTGCCTGTATGCGTTCCTGAAAGCGCCTACCCTGGTACCTAACTCTGAGGCCCTGTTTATATCCTGCAGGAATAGTAACGGATTACGTTTATACTCCTGGAATTTGGTTTTAATCCGGCGTCCGGCGCGTTTCTCAATATATCCCCTGGACATTTCTTTATCCATGGCCGTAAGGAATGACTGATCCGCTCCGCTGGCCAGAAACTTTTGATATACGTCACTCTTTCCGATCGCGTCAGTTACGCCCTTGAGGAAATAGAACGGATTGTAATTATACTTAGTGTAAAACCAGGCCGAGAGTTGATCCCTGAAAATATTCCGGACGGCAAAAGTGGGATCGTAAACAACCGCGCCAGCCTGCAGCACTCTCGACGGCATGGAAAGTAATCGGACAAACTTGTTAACCGGTTCATTCAGCGCGAAAAAGGCGTCATAGTGTTTCTTCGGGATCTGGTAGTATTGCTCCTTACCCTGCTCCCAAACCGTCACTATCTGCATATTTGGTGGCGCTTTATATTCGACCGCTATTTTAGTCTCGGTAAAATTCTCCGGCGGAGATATTAATACTTCTCCGGTCACAGGGTCTAATATCTGTTTTGGCTCTGCAATAACCTTGACCGGCCTCATTACCCTGGCCGGTATTCTCTGAGCAAGCGCGGGATCGATCGTATTGAGCGCCTGGATAATGGATTTAAGCGTCGAATTACGGTCCGCTGCAGTAAGTAAGTCATAGGTATTTTTAATAATGCTGCCAAATGGAGATACAATCTCTCTCTCGGATCCGCGGATACCTTTAACCGGCGACGGTGAATATGGCCGGAGCGCTTTGCTTAAATTCGGGAATTGTCCGGTATCCTCAAACTCATCGAAAAAGCGCTTGAATGGTACATAAAACTGATTCAGCTTAAGTATTTTGTCATAGGTGTCTTTGCCGATCTTTCCAGAGTCCAGGTAATAATCGAGTACGGCCGTCTGATATGCTTTCAGATCTGACTCTAATCCCTCTAAATATTCCTGGCCGTAGCGTTCTCTGGCCCTGTCAACCATCCTGTGTGAGTCGTTTACGCTGGCCGTCATGGCGTCTGTAAGCCCGCGCTTACCTAATTCCAGGTTACGCCTGGCCATTAAATAAACCTCTATCCCTGGGAGATTGCCCTTCTGCAGTATAGGATAAAGTATTCCTGGACGTTTTCTGGTGCCAAATAACGGCTTTATATCTTTCCTAAGTTCAATCTCATTTCCTGCTTTACGATGTGGGTGGAAGTGAAAGAAGCCCTCAACCTTGCCCTCAATGCCAAGCATACTCAAAACATTTAAAAGGGGATCTTCTGATCCTCTTAGATCCGGAATTTTCTTTAGTAGCTGCCTTTGAAGTTCTCTGAATGGCGCCGTACCATCGATGAGGTTGATAAAAAAGCCCTCTTTCGTGGCTTTTATAGCGGAAAGCAGTCTATTTTGTTCAGACGTCCGGTTAATTAGCGACGCGCCCAGGACAAGCGGATCCTGTTTTCTATATTGGTCATACCATTCTCTAGCGTTTTTAAGCGCTGATTTAAACTGTGGTTGATCGTCTAGTATGGCCTCAAAGAGATTATAGAACTTCGGCGCTACCTTCCTGGTCATTTTCGGATCCGTTACATACAGCCTGGTAAACTCTGCAATTCCCTCCTGGAACGCATTTTTTACTTTCGGATATCCAACTTGTCGTAAAAGAGATTTTAACTCCTGGCGCAATTCATATCGATCCTGCAAAGAATCTACAAGTTCGGATCCGTATTTCTTTTTTAGGGTCTCGATCCGCTTTGCTCTCTTTGCAGGATCTTTGATGCCAAATGATGTATTTATCGCAAAATCTGACTTATCATATTTGAACCGGTCCTCAATCTTAAAGACGCCGATATCTAAATAATGACCTATTTCATGGGAAAGTGTCTGCAAATCGTTGATATTATTTACTCTTATAATACCGCTCTCCGGATGAAAAAGTCCTTTTGCTCGGCGCTTAAAGCGTTTTATAAGGCCAAATCTAACGTCTTTACCAAGTTCATATTCCATTTCCTGCGCCAGGCGCTTACCGATCTGCCGGAGCGTTATAGGATTGTTTAGATCACTTTCTTTGAGGTTGGGATCCTTGCGTGGCGACATTTGCATATCGCTTTTTATGGTCCGGCCCAGGGATCCGCCACCGCTTCCAGGCCCGCCGGCTTGACTGCTAAATATATCACCCTGCTTTTTCTTCTCAGAAGTGGTAAATAAATCGTCCTGGCCCTCAGATAGGCGCTGTTCCCTGGCCTCTCTCCTACGTTGCTGGCCAGGCTTTGTAACATCTTCACCCTCGGCGGCTTTTTTCTTGATAAATTCCTTTTCAAGTTTTTCCTGCTCCGTTATGGATCCAAATTTTTCCTTTGCCTGGGCTTCGGTGTACACACGGGTCATATAATCCGGCGGGGTTTTGCCCTTAAGGCCGTAAATGGGTTCTCCTTTGTGGTTGTAATAAACATCAACCAGGCCCATATCCTTTAACTTGATAAGATCTCGATAAATGCCTCCAAGTTTAGCGTCTGATTTTTCGTAAGGACTTCCCTTTAGGTAAAGTTTAGGATCCCTGTACGGCTGGCTTTTTAGTTTCCGTTCCAGGTGAGCAATAAACCGGTTTGCGTAGTTATTTAGTGCCTGGCGCTCAAAATTGCCTGACTTCGGCCCCGTGTCTAATTCGATATATGATTCAACAAGTGATTTTTTGCCTTTGGGTTTTTTCGCCGGCTTAGATATCCTTTTCTCCGGATCCAGATATCTAAATCTCCTGGAACTATCCGTGGAGATAGGAAAACTTTGTCCGGTAGACATATCGGTTATTTCTACAAGTTCGCCCATTTTACTAGTGACTTCTAACTGTTTGTCATTCTCTATGTCAACGATTTTGTCACCCTCTTTAAATTTGCCTATAGGCTGAGATTCTTCAATCTCCCGCCTTAGTTTAGCGTTTTCTTTTTTGCTTTGTGCAAACTCCTCTGGCACTATTCCGCTTTCGGCAAATTCGTCCATTTTTTGTTGATCGCGCTTTAGCCTCAATAGATCCGGATAAGGCTTTAATACTTCATCTGATACAGTTTTGCCCTCCTCCAGCGCTTTCTCAACGTGGCCTCTATGTGCTACCATGGCCTGTTTTTTAAACCGATCAGATTTGGCCGCGCTCTGGACAGATACGTTTTTATCTTCCTGGCCCTTTGCAAGTAATTCCTCTTGTTTTTGTTTGATATATACTGACCTGGTAAGTTCGTGTGGCTCCTTCTCAACAAAGGTAAGTCTGTTTTTGCTCGGCTTTAGCGCGTCCGAACGTCTTTTAACTCTCTCCGGAATAGTTTCCTTTCCTATGCCGGCTTTTACCAGGCTGCCCTCATCGATCGTAATTTTATCAAAGACCTTATCTAACTCATAGGTTTTGCTGTCTTTAACAGTAATCTCGGACTCGGTTTCCTTTGTGACTTTGAACTTTTCGCCGCCGATCGTAAACTTATCCCCGACCTCCAATTCCTCCAGAGATATTTTCTCCGGATTCTTATTCGCTTTGGCCATTTTCTCAAATTGCTTAATATCAATATTTTCAATGGCGCCGCGACGTTCCAGCTCTGTAAATTCATGCTCTAATTGTTTCCGGTCCAGTTCCTTCTCAGTAATAGGCTTTAGCCTGGTGTTATTTCTAATATTCTCAATAAGCCAGTCTGTCGGATTCATGTCCGGCGGTGTTTCAGGCAATAGTCCTTTAGGATTTTGCTCCGGATCCCGTATTAATGTTTTGGCTGCGTCGTCTATTCTCAAGCCGTCTTTAGATCCTATCTGCATTAACAGGTTAGCGTCCTCTTTATTGCTGATTCCGTGGTCCTCAAGATCCTTAGAGTTGATTTTGCCTATCTGATTAACAGCCTGGCGTATGTTCTCGGCCTCTTTACCGGCCAGGGCGGCTTTGCGCTTTGCTCTTTTAATAACCTGGCTTACTTTCTCCTCGACGGCCTCATCACTAGGCTTTTTCTTCTTTTGGCCAACAACGGGGATACCGCGCTCATTGGCAAAGTCTATGGCTTCTTGTTTGGTGTCGAAAGATCGCTCTCTGACCTCAAGTAATTTGGCGGCCATGGCTGGATTGCTTGAACTTTTTATATTGGCTATATCGTGTGGTGTGATATCTGAGCCGGTACGAATAGACTCATATAGCAAGGTTTCCTCAACCTTGCCGGCATATCCCCACCGTCCGGACGGAAATTTAATGACATTAACGGCCGGTTTTTCAGGCTCTTTGGGTTTCTCCGCGGCTTTTTTGGCTGCACGTTTAAACTGGACGTCTATTGGTTCTGGAACTTCCGGTTTTTTAGTTATTAATTTGCCTGTTTCTGCTTCTATTTCGCCCTTCTCAACGGCATCTTTAAAGGATCCGGTAGATTCAGACGCCTCTTTTGCCTCTCGGTAATATTGTCTGGCAATACCAGCGTTATAAACTTCTTGGGCCTCGGCTCCGGATTCTTTCAATCCGGCAATATGTTCGTCCATTTCCTTTAATCCGCGATCGATCTTCTCCGCCGCCTCTTTATCCGTCCTGGCCTTAACCCCTAACTCATAACCGCGGCCGGTTAGTGACTCATCACCGAGTTTCCCCTTTGTCTCCTGGACGACTTTTTCAGCCTCAGCAACTAACTCTGTTTTTTGTGGTACCCTGGATGGACCGGCCTCTTTTTCCCCTCGGGGCTGCTGTTGTATATCCTCGCGGCGTGTAATTTCACCCTCTGGCTTGACCAGTTCGGGTGTTTCTTTCTTAGGCTCGCCTTTATCTTTAGGTATTTCGCTGGCACGTTCGCCCTCCCCAATAATCGGGATCTCTCCCTCATACTGTTTTTTAACTTGTTCGACACGTTTAAGGCTCTCGGATAACTTACGTTCCATATCCAAGACCTCAGATGTTGGCCGTTCAACTCCCAATGTTTCACTGACAAACTCAGGTTTACCAGGTTTTACAACCGGTGGAGCGCCGCCATAAGTAGTTTTTTCTCCTGCAGCGGCGTAGCGTTTCATTATTTCCTCAAGATCCGCGTTGAAAGCCTCTTGTTTACGCATATATTGTAAATTTAATTCATCTACGCGCTCCATTTGAGCATTTTCTTTGCTTAACTGCTTGAGATATATTTCCTCATATTCCTCGCGTCGTTCGTAATCTCTTTCCTCTTTCTCGATCGCTAAGCGTCCGGCCTCGGCATCAGCGCGTCTCTGGATACGTTTACCCAGGATTCTACGCTGGAACGCTAAAGCCTCTTGTCTGGCCTCCTCCTCGGCTATCGCTGTTCCCTTTTTACGTTGTCTTTCGATCTCATATTTAGCGCCGCGCTCATTGATCCGCTCATGCAATAATCTCCATCTTGCCTCCTCAAACGTCTCACCAGGACGCATAGACTTAACAAAAGCAGCTCCGTCCGGAGTTTGCTGCAGTCTGGCTATTATTTCGCCGCGTTTTTTAGCGTATTCATTAAGCGTTTTATCCTCGGCCAGGATCTTGAATCTATCAACTAAGGGTTGAAAATCTTCGCCTAACTGTCTCCGGAAGTTCTCAGACAGTTCTTTACGTGATAATGCTCTACCGCCTGGAGCGGTTAATCCGGCACCTATCAGCAAATCAGAGACGACCATAGCATAATCTCGATCTGCAGGATCCTTTTCCATCTCATTGACGGCCGTAGGTACGCCGAAGATACCAGCACCGGCCAGCGCCCTCTCTGGAAGTGGTAATAAACCAGCTCCTTTTAAAGCACCATGCAACAACAATCCATGGATACCACCTACAACGGTAGCCGCAAATATGCTTTTTGGCTCTAATCCCTGGCCAGCGACGCTATTGGCCCAGGCGACGGTATTTTCATCGTACTGATCCGGATTTTCAAGGACTATTTTAGCACTTTCTACGTCATAATTACTTTGAATAGCCTCTCCGCCACCACCGACGGCACTAAAAGCCGGTAATCCCATGGTAGCAATCAGCGGTAAATCAAAAGTGGCCTGGCCAATACCCTCATAAAGGTATTGAGATATTTTACTCGGGATATCTTCGCCCTTGACGCCAGCCTCGGCAAATTCTTGCGATAAACGCTCAAATTCCTTCGTAGCGACCTCAAAAGCGCCGCCCCTATCCAATCCGGTAGCATCTGATATATACTTGCTCCACTGGTCCAGTACGTTCGTGAAACGGGCACTTGCGCCGTACACTCCGGACGCCAAAGACGCCGCTGGCTCGACAAATGTCTGTTTAAGTAGATCTGTGGCCGGTTCTACGCCCTCTGGCGGCAATTCTCGACTAATTCCCCCACCTAAACCCTCGACCGGCTGCAGAAACTTCATAAAACCAGGTACGTCTCCGGATGGAGCGCTTACGCTCGGCGTGGCCATGGCTTGTTTTTGCTGGTCAAGCTGAGATCTTGCATTGGCCAAAGCCTCTCTAACTGCCTCATGTGCCTGGTCCTGTTCTGGCGTAATCATCCAGGGAGAATCAACTTTTAATTGCTGATATGTGCTGTCTGATTTCTTCCAGTTCGCCTCGATCGAGTCCAGGGTAGCGTATTTTTCGTCGAGTTTAGTTTGGTCCGATTTTAGAAAGTCTAAAAGTCCCATTATTTTATTAGTCCAGCCTCTCTTAATAGTCTAAGGGTTTCGGCGTCTTGATCTGACATTCCCTTAATGGCGCCGCCTACTTCTGTGGCCGAGACTTCCGGCGGTTTTAAAGCGTCTAAGATTTTTTGCTCTTTTTCGTTTAATTTACCGTTTTCGTTATATGCGCGTTCCAGATCGTCTAATTGCTGGAGATATCTTGATATAACCGTTTGATCGATTGATCCGGTGTATCCTGTTTTTTGGATCCCCTGGTGCCATAATTTAAGCATCCGTTCCTTATAATCGCTGATCGTTTTCATCTCCGGAGAATCTTCGCCCTTGCCGGTTCCTGGTCCCTTATCTTTATCCAGGAGCGCTTTCCAGCGTTTCGTCGCCTCTACTTCAACCACTTTCCTAAGATCAAATGGTAATTCTTTTGGCATATTTGGAAAAACTCTTTGAGCAATCGCACTTGTGGGAAATAGCTCCTCTGGCGTCTCTGTTTCCGGTTCCTGTGTTTGAATTTTAGGTTCTAATCCGGAGATGTCTACGTCGGGATCTCTCAGCATTTCCATTTGAAAATCGAAGCCTTTTTCCCTGGTGGCCGGAGTTAGATCTTTGCTCTTTGTAATACCTTCCAGTATATTAAACTTTCTTGTCTGAGTGGCTACATTTTGAGATCGCTCAAATCTCTGATTTTCCAATTCAATCGCCTGGGACCGTTGCTGCTTTTGTTGAGCGTCGGACAATAGCAAATCAATTCCCTGCATAACAGATGATAGATAGGGATTTTGTGCAAGTGGAGATCTATAACCACGTAGCCCAAATGGATTATAAGGCATTATTGACCTCCTGTATTTAATCCTGGCGTTGAGGGTTTATCAAACAATCCACCTTGCCAGAGCATCATCAACTTACTAAGACCGCCGAGACTGCCCTGGAGCATAGCCGCGTTCCTTTCGCCGGTATACATATCATGCAAGCTTTCACGATTGATGTAGTCTCTTTTCAGGTTTAGAAAATCCATCATGCTTTTACGCCTTAGTTCCTGGATACCTGGCTCTGCTTGTGATACAGCCTTACTCCCCTTCCCCACAACTCCGGCTATAGCGCTCTGGGTGGTACCTTTCGGTAATCTGCCTGCCGCTCCAATTTGTTTAACTCCCCTGATTCCAGGCCCGACAATTCCCTTTTGGATAGAGGAGAGGATATTTTGACGTATAGCGCTGGCGTCTCCCTCATCTACGACTATTTGATCTTTGTAAGGCGTCGGATCAAAGCCCTTAAATCCTGTATCTCCACCAAAAGCCTTTGGAAATAGTGTATTTAATACTGGTCCGGCCAGCAAACTACCGGCTGACAACCAGGGGAATGGTGTCGGTGTTGGTGTTGGTACTGCTGCCATAATGCCTCCTAATGGCCGTTTTTTATTGATTTAACATCTTCTTTTATCTCTAATAGCAATTGGCGAATATGCTCAAACTCTTTGTCGTTGAGTTGCTGGCGTAGCTTCTCCTGCTCCTCGTGGCCGGATATATAGTTTTCCATCCTCATGTTTTGCTGTTCCATTTTGGATTTATTGCTGTTTATTTTCAATTTCTGTGAACTTGACTCAATCTCAAGTTGTTCTATCCTGGATTGCTGTTTAACATTTGGATCCGTGTAGGCGTTTATCAGGCCGGTAATACCGGCTGGACCGATGATAACACTTGCCAGCATAATTAGTTGTGTCGATTGTCTTTGTAATAACGACCGTCTTTTCGCTCCATCTTCGTTATTGTCGTTTGACCTTGTTCTTCCCATTACCTCGCTCCGTGTATAATTTTGTTTACTTCTGGATTAATTGAAGGATCCCAATTTCTCTCTCTTTGATAATCGCCGAACCAATTTACGCTATTAGCGCTCAAATTATCATCAAGTCCATTTAAGGGAGATCCGCTGATAGTTTTATCATCAATAAAAAGCCTGGAAACAGTTGATCTTATATCAATTCCCTCTTTTGTCGCCTGTTCAAAAACACAATAGCCATATATAAACACGTCTCCACCCTTAACAATTCTTAAACAGTTTTCAGATCCACCATCAATATAAATATTATCTAATATAATTCTATCTGGAGTATTATCAAACTGATTATAAATACCAAAATCATCTGAATCGTTAATTCTACAACCTCTAATAATTATTCTATCGCCGCTTTGCAAATATACTCCGATGTTATGCGCGTCGTAAACCGAAATATTATCCAACAGTACGTTATCGGCATCAATCTTTACGCCCCTCTGGTCGCGCACAGAGCCAGGGCCGGTTTTAACCGCGCAATCAGATAGACTACTATTCTTATGTCCCAGATAAACGCTTGCGTATTTATAACCGTCGTTAAGGTCAGTCGTGGGCGCAATTATAGTTCCTTCGCCCTTACCTCTTATGTGTACGCCTTTGTCAACGTCAACATGTTCATCCCAGGTTGTCGTCCCAGATGGATGGTCATTCATCAGAAAAATACCATCACCATCAGAGGCCGCTGCAATAGCCGCGGTAACTGTAGAAAATGGGCTTGTATCCTCATTCCCTCTGTTTGAATCGTTTCCGCTATAAGAAGAAACGAACCAAGATTCGCCGGATATTTGATGGCCCTTTCTCAAAGACTCAAGCATGTACTGAAGTTTTATAATCTGGAGTTTTGAAATAGTCGCCGACGCCGAAGATGTTTTACTAATCATGATGCCAAAAGTTGACAGAGCTGGGGACATGTTTGCCCCAACACTATCTAATGCGGTAAAATTACCTCCAGTTAGTTCACATTCGGTAATATTCCATATTTTATAGCTATCGCCTATATCAAACTGATTGTCGGATCCTTGCTCTAATGCTTTTACAAGAGTTAATTGAGCTGGTGTGGTATTAGAATCAATCCTTAAAACTGTGCCTATCGATTCATCTGCGAAATTAGTCAGCCAAGCGCCAGGTTCTAAGTTTGAGAAATCTCCGGCGCTATCGATTAGGGTTATACCGTCTGTATCTTGCGTGGTCACTGTTCCCGTTGCCGTCGGCGTCGTATCTCTCTGAAAGGCGACCTTTGCATCATTAAACTGAATAGTAATTCCAACATCGGTGTCGGCGTCTAATTCCTCTTTACCCGACACCTTAACAAATATCTCCTCATTGTCCATACCATCCCAAGACGCCTCTCCATACGTTTTAGAACGTAAGGTGTCAACGGCGTCTTGAGCGTTTAAAGACGTTGAGGGTGCATCAATCCATATAATACGTGGACTCAGTGTAAAGTCCGGAGTTATGTCGCTTCGTTCAGACATTTTTATCCTATGGTAAGTTTACAACGTCGTCAGGATTAAGTACCACACCAACAGTTAAACCACCCGAACCAAAAGTAGCGGCGGCCTTGTAAATTTGCTTACCTTTTAACCTGGCCTTAACATAAAGGGGAATATCGCCTATATATTGGATGCTGTTTGATACGGTTGCACCGCTGGCCTCCTCCTCAATAGGCATAACATGTACATTATCGTCTAAAACAAGATCCTGGCTATTTGTTACATTCCCGATCGTTCCGGACGCCAAAGTAAAGACGTTGTTTGTCCTATCGACAGATGAATATGGAAATCTTAGATATTTACCCGTATCATTAGGATCTAAAACTCTTAAAACGCCTGTGTCCGGCACGTCAGACGGCAGAGGAGAGACAGATCTTGTATTTGCTCCTACCAGGATCTCATTATCTCCAGACTGATTGTAACCACCGCCGACAGCGCCAACATCAAACTCGGTCCTTAGAATGTCTTGGTTTCCAGCACCAGTTGAACGGTAAGCAGCTACCCTAACGCCAGATTCGGTATCACCAGCGAAAACAAGAGATTGTAAGTTAGGCGGATCCTGTTCCTCATTTGTGTTGGTAAATAGCTTTATATTCCGGATATCGGCAGAATCTAACTCGTCCTTGTAGACAGCCCACCCTTGAGCGCCGATAAATAGATCACCGGCCTTGATACCGGCCGGACAGGCCGTAACCTCGGCGAATGTCGGATCTAAGCGCCTAAATTGATTACCAGGCGTGTCGGCACCATCGCCGTGTCCGGAGATAACGGTCGTAACCTCAACGGAAAATCTGTATTTCAGATATTCATACATCTCCTGGACCGTCTGAGGGCTTGCACCGGTAATATCACAAGCAATTCCACCGGTATAATTTTTATTTCCGTCACCGTTAAGTAAATCATACGGAAAATCGTCCTGGTCAGATTCCAGGGTAAAGGTGCCGGTTGTTGAATAAGTTGCACTTGAGACTCCGCCGGTAAGCGTTCCAGTATTATTAAATGTACCTGAAACGTGTTCAAGATAAAGACCGCCAGCGTCTCCTTCGTCGGCCATAAGATAGCCAGTTGCTCCGGAGACGGCCTGAGTAACAAGTTCACCAGGCGTAAAGGTTCCTGTTTGAGTACCATTTGTGGCGTCATAAATCCGATCGGTTACAACCATTATTCTAATATCTGTGCTATATCCGGAGACTAATGCAGATCCGCCGGACCTGGTACATGTATTGCTTGATACCTGGCCGGTTACTGTTTCCGTACCGGAAAAGTCTGTCCCAGGGGTTTTAAGTACATAGTCAACGGAAGTACCCACATTTTCATCGGTGACTATTCCGATCGCTCCGGACGTACCGCCGATAATTTCCTCACCCACCGAAAAAGTACCACCAGCTGAGTAAGTCATTCTATGCGTTCCAGTTGTGTTATTTAAATCATCCTCATTCTGAATACCAACAAAGTCAACGCCACCAAGAGGCTTTGACCTGGCCGCTGTGGCGTAGGTAGAGAGATATTCGCGCAAATGGACCTCATAATCACCGCTATCGATTAACTGGCCGATAGTTTCCGAGTTTGGATCAATATACTTTGGATCTGTGGAAGTTTTAACTTTTACCAGGATATCAATATCTCCCTCGAGATAAAACTGATCTAAATATGATCCATCCTGGACAATCCTCAAGTTTGGTTGTGGAGTGGGATTTGTGGAATCATAGAGATATCCATGATTACCGACGTTATTTTTAGAGCCGTCAGTTCTTATATTTACCCAAATATTATTTTTACCTGAATCCCTGCAGGATCCTTTTTCTAAGAATCTAAAAGAGAGATCCGGAATAATATAATCATTGATGATGATATACAGCTGATCGCCTACTTTACCCTCCATCGGCATTTCATCATCCAGGAAATTCAGTTCGTCGAAGGTATCAAACAAGTAAGTATAAAAGGCATTATAAGAACGAATAACATTAAGGCCGTCCGTTGATGGGTATAATCCGCCCTGGCTGGCCCTTTGCTCATCTCTTACGCCAGACGGCAAATTTAACACAGCCGCCGCAAGTGTATGAGTTGTGTTCTCACATTCGGCGTATGTATCGTAAGTGTCGTCGGCCTGTAATACTTGCAGTAAATCCGGAGAAGCGGCGTTCCAGGTTCCAGAGGCATCGGCCAGGATAATCTTGCCGGTACTGTCTCCGTCGTCGATTACAGCCAAGACGCGGCCGGTTGCACCGGAAACACTACCCTTAACAATATCACCGACAGCAAATACTTTACCGGCCGTTGGATTGTCCCAATGAACCACGTCCTCAATATCAATGTTGTTATTATTGGTCCATGTGCCTGAGTCCGTATCATAGTCAATAATCCTTACGGATCCAGTTGTAGTATTACCTACTACGCGCTGAGCATAGCCCTCGGCGCCGGTAGTTTGATCGGAGATTCTTGCATCTTCCGGAATGTCGATCGTGCCACCGTCATAGTGAACAATTATAGACTTATTTGAATTGTCAGAGTATCCAGGACGTCTTAATGCGCCAGTCAGGGCAGCATCAAAGGCCGTATCATTATCGGTACCGGTACCATCGGCCAGGCCAACGGCAGATTGACCTCCGGATATGTCTAGCTGGCTGTTATTGGTAAAAGCAGACATATTTGTGCCGTAAATAGTACCGTGACCGGCCGTACCATCAATATTATATTCAATAAATTTAACGTCGATCGTACCAGTCACTTGGTCCACAATAGTATCGCCAATTTCAAAGCCACCGTTGCCTACACCATCAAAGTCAACCTTGCTTAAATGGTCAAGGCTTTCACCACTGGAGAATTGTCCCAAGACGTTTGTAATCGTGAACGTCCCAGAGGTTTCGTCTCCGGTTTCTTCTAAAATTTTACCTATCGCTCCGGACGTAGCACCTATAACGTATTCACCGACGGCAGGCTGGACTCCTGAGCCAGATCCATAAACCAGGATCCCATCTATGTGGGAAATGGTTAAATTCGCCTCGTCGATTTTCCAATCTTGTGCAATTGGCATTTTCATATCCTCCTATGGTAAATTTGTAACACTTCTAATCATTGTAAACGGTATATTTATGTCGTCAGTTGTAAGCGTTGCGAAGGCCCCAACTTCTTCATAGCCCTTTAACCTGGCGACAAATTTAGCCGCTGTGTCTCCGGTCCAGTTCCATGTATCTGTAAAAACTCCGCTTGCGTTTGTGGATCCCTCAACAATCAAAACTCCGCCTGGATCTGTCTCAACTCGACATTTTATACCTTGAACAGCATTTCCGGCCTTATTTTTACATGTTGCGCTTACGTTGACGCTTGTATTTATAGTTATGGTTCCAGGATTTTCGTTTTTGTATTGCGTATTAGATCTCGGAGATCCCAGATTATTTATCTCAATTGCATTTGCTTGAGAGTTTTCAACATCATAGGTCGAAACTCCGTCAGTTCCAGAGAAAGTAATTCCGGTAAAATCAACATCGACATCCGCCGTTACATTAATTCCGCTCACCCCAGGATCAATAATGTTACTATAAGTGACGTTAAACGTCGCGCTGGATATGGTTATAGCATCATCAACCGCACTAATCCAGTTACAATAGGTAAATATCATCGTCGACGTAGTTACTACGTCACAGCCGATAAAATTACAGTCTATAACCTCCCTGTTTGCGCTGGTGACAGGGAAGGTAAACGTACCACAATCAATAAATGACGTGCCGTACCATTTAAGGGTGTTAACATTTGAGTCGGCCGTAAATTTTAAAGATGGATCATTTGTATTATGACACTTAAACACACAGCCGGTAATCCCCCTGGTTCCAGATTTGGCGCCAAAGGTTACACTTGTTGCCCCTGTTCCGTTGCCGGTTATGGTTTGTTCAAACTGATCGGATCCGACAAAGCTTTCGGCGCTGGTTCTATTGGTTGTAGTAAAAGATCGCCAGCAATTAGGCGTAAAAATGACCTGGTTAGTATCTTCAAAAGTAAGCGCACTCGTTCCGGTATCATTCCATCTTATCGGGCCATTTATTATATACCCGTTCCCCTCCAAGTTTTTGACAAATAATCCGTAACCACTTGAGGCGTCTTGGGATGCCAGTTCTTCAAAATCTTTGTCTCCGCTGGCGCCGCCGGTTATCGTATAAGCATAAGTATTATTAGCATGGTAAGCGAAGTAATCACAATAATATTCTTCCGTTGCTTTAAACTTCGCTGTTCCTTTACAGGTTATACCAATCTCCGCAACGGCCGAGATCGAGAGAGTGCCGCTTACATAATCCGGAGTTGTTGACGTATCAACACAGTACCGTCTCCAGCCTCCCTCATATTCGTCGCCGCCAGTCACAGACCACTCACTATAATTGCCGCTTCCGTCCTCTAAATAAAGCCTTAAACCGCCAGCCGACCAAGTATCAAGATTGCCTGGGACCAAATGAAGCACCCAGAAGTAAATACAAGTATTAGTTAAATTTTGTGTAGCTCCGCGCTCTGAGGTTAAATCGCACTTAATAGTCAATGTCTCAATATCAACATTCACACCAACAGAGTTGGATCCCTCTTTAAAATTGGTTGAGTCCGTTGTTAAAGTAGGATCCCCTGACCAATTAGAGGTACTCTCGCAATCGACCAACAGTGTTAGGTTTGATGTAAGCGTTAGAGCCATTACCGATTTCTCCGATTACTTAAAACAACGCCCATGGCGACATGAGCATATAACTCAATATCAGCGTTAATTTTTACCTTATCCGCTCCTTTTGGGATTTTCTCTGCAGAGAATCCCTCAAAGTCGGACCCTACGAAATAAATAACATTATCGTCAGGATGCTTATATGCTTTTAGAGGCGTACCGTCCAGGGTTAAAAACACATGTTTTTCGCTCTGAAAGTTACGGATCACGTCGTCAAGAGAATCATAGCGAAGTGTTTTAATCTCTCTGTCAGCGATTAAATAATCATTATCTATCCCTATCCAGATCAAATGAGTCGCGCCAAACGCCTTAGCTGTCTGCTTAGAGAAATTGTAATAGCGTTTCATCCCTAAGCCCTTTTCGATATCTATGTCCCAATAAAGACAAACGCCTATCATTTCTTTTTCCTGGGTTGAGGTTTTGGATTTTCGTTGAGTTTTTCAATTACTTCTGTGGGAATTTTATACTTTTTTTTCAATTCGCCTATAATCATCCTGAGTCGTTTATTGTCCCTTTTCAATACTTCCTTTTCCGGATCTTTAAGCCCAAAATAATCGTCGATGAATGTTTTGCTTTTTTTATCCATTATTGCCTCCAATTAATCTAATGTATATCCAGCAATTATAACGACGCCGGTTTCAGAGCCGACATTGTCATTAAAATATATATGAACACTGTCAAGTGAATCTTCATCTTTATAGGCATGATTCATCGGAATTATAGAATTACCACTACCGGACTCAAAAACGCTAACACGCGGAACTATTGCATCGTCGGCAGCGTATCCGTTGTTATTTTGTAATAAAAATAAATCCCAATCTGTTGAAAGAGTTTCGACGATTATTGTAGTTATTACCGCCTTTGACGTTGACCATTCTGAGCCGGACAAACTCACATCTCCGGAAATTGATCCAGATTTTAAATATACGTGCAAAGCTGATCCTCCACCTATGGAAATGCTCGGTATAGAAGTTGACACAGACGGTACGGTTGCATCCGGAAAAACGATTGTTCCCTCATCCTCATCGTAATAGGGTATGGCCAAATCAATCTTTCTAAGAAGTTCATCGTAGTGTAGAAATATCCTCTCAATGATCTCCTGGGCCAAATCCTCTTTTCTATGAACATTAAACGGTCTTTCTTTGTAATATGTCATATCCTGGCCAGCCACCCTCTTATAAACCTTGATTGTGTCGGATTTTTTAAAACAATATTTTTATAGTGCAAGAACTCATAGCCCCTAAAGGCCGCCAGGAGTGCTTTTGCATAGTTCTTTGTTGCAAAATTAACGGCCGTTATGGTATTATGACCGATTTTACCATCTATAGCCGTCTCATAACCTATAAGCGTCACCGCTCTTTGTAGTGTCCTGGCCGCTCTTTTAGTCCCTGCATTTACGCCGTAATCAAAAACCTCGATTGCAATATCCTCATTGTCCAGCAATCCCAGGCGCAACTTTCCCCAATAATCAATAAAATATATATTTTTTGCCTTTTCCCTGGTTAGATTCTTGATATCGACGTCCGGATAAGAGCGTTTTGATATACCATACTTAGTTTCGCCGCCACGATCGTACTTATCGTTAACGTGACCACCCTCCCAGGCCATTATATGCTCAAAAGCCTTATTGAAAACAACATGCTCTCTCATTACTTCCACGCCTCTACCTCCGCCTGAATGTTACGTATTGTGGCCTGTTGGCTATCCGATGAAGTCACAGAGATTAAAATTTCAAGTTCTTTAAACATAAATTTCGGATCGTCAGAAGCCCGATTATTCTGTATTTTTGTTGTGTGTGGTGTAAAACTGCAGTTCCTACTTGTTACTTCTTCGATATCACGAACGACAATATTTACCTCGCTACTACCCTTCATTAATCCCTTGATCTTGTTTACCTTCTTTAAGTATTCCTCGGTGTCGTCGGCTATTACCTTGGTTTTCACGGACCAAAAAATATCTTCATCAAATACTGTTTCAGAATGGTTGTAACAGACAATTTTATCAGCTGAGCAAAGCATCATCCTTTTGTCAATATCATTAAACGCTGTGACGGCCGTTATGTCGGTTGACCTGGTATACCATTCTTTTCTTTCCGGATGATATATCAAAATTATACCGCCTAAGATCAGCCATATCTCGTTATTTAGGCTGTCGTGAGCAATAAATGAGTTTTCATCAACATTATTTCTGTATAGTTGTCGCTGCATCTCATTGACCATTATCGGTTGTGGATCCGAACCGGTAAACATGTAGAAATCCGGTTTTTCCATAAAATATAGGATTGTACCTATTACCTTATATCCGAATGTAGCATATAAACCGAACTCTTTGGGGCTGATATCTTCGTAATACTGGCCGGAAACAAAATTACCTTGAGTAAGAGAGTTACGTTTTAAAATTACCAGGCGATTATGTCTCTTTACGACGGCCCTGGTTTGATCTATGTCACCAACTAATATTTGCTGGAGATTCCCTATAGGGAAATTGTCGTATTGATATTGAGGAGAATATCGGATAGCATCTTCTTCCTCATCTTCCAACGACGCGATATATGCCACTTCCTCTATAACCGTCCAGTGTGAATAATTTGGCGTATTGTGTTTTGTCCCAGCTGGTATTTCTGTAACCTCATCGTATCCGCCCTCATTGGTTCCCTCTATCTCAATTGAGATCCGGCTTTTGTATCCAGAGGAATAATCCCAAATTTTTTCTATCCAGACGCCGGTAGCGGAAAGCGTTCCAGTTATGGCCTGTAAAGCGTCTACATCATCCAGAACCTCAATATAGTGGCCGAACTCAGTCACACCGTTATCATTGTAGGTCGTTATAATTGTATCAAGACTACCAACGGCATTTGATAATTTTATTCTCCTCCCTACCTGAAAATAACCGTCCCAATACCTTTGTGTTCTCTCCCCTGACGCTTGGGAGACAGACGATAAATAAAGTCTTTTTGGATCCGCGCTATCATAGTAAAAATTGGTTTTTGTAAATACGTGTCCCTCTTCATATTCCTCAGTAAAATCAATTTCGGCGTGGGTATTGTATTCGTTCCATTTCGGATCCAAAAGCGTATCTTCGCCAACCTTGTAATAAATATTGAACAGAAATGATGTAACCCTGTATAAATCAAAAGCGTCTTTTATCGTAATATCGAATTTAACAACTCCATAGGTACCCGAACAAACAGCGTTAACAATAGTGTCCGGCATAAAATTATTAAGATTTGTGGCCGTATCGATCTCTAAATCATCGGCCATTAGCGAAAACTGGCTCTGATCGTAGCCAAATCCGAAAGAAAATAACGCATTGAGAAATCCGGCCGAGTTAATAGCCTGGCCGTGTGCTGCAGCGTCTATGTCCGTTATCTCTGAGGAAGTGGGTTTATTTAGGGAGGCCGGAAAAATATGCCAATCTGCTACGACGATCTGGTGACAGACGCGCATAAGTGCATAATCGAAGTGTGCATAATCACCATTATCAACCGGCGAAAATTCAACATGAACCTGTGTAGCCGTGGCCGTAAACTCATACTCAAAAACATGCCATTCATCATCTGTGTCATGTGTTAGAACGGCAATATCGCCGGTTCCCAGGATCGTAGAGATCTGGACTTTGTAGTTTTGTGAGGTCTGTCCGGATTCTTTTAATCCCTTGACAAAAAACTTATATTTAGTACCTACAACACACGTATAGGTGTGCCAAGCGTAGCCGTTTGCCGCGGTAGCGTCAACCTGGAGAGTACCAGCGCCCTCAAGAAGTGGGGAAGTCGTTTCGTGTGTTGTTGTTGCATCTACTCCGGACGTCCAGTTTCCGCGATCTGAATTAAAATCGTCCAGTGTATGAGTTGCCCAGGAGTTAGGGAAAAATGTTCGATCGACATATCCGTACCACATCGGCTCAGACGCTCCGGAGATCCGGACAATGCCTCTAAAGTAGAAAAAACGCAACGGCGGCGTAGTTCCATTTGCGCTTATGGTTATTCCCGATGGTAGGGTAATAGTGTCTGGTGTTTCATTCTCGTAGCCAAAAAGAGGGGAATTTACAGAATCATAATCTAATCGCTTTAACGTCGTACCGTCCTGGACCAGGAGAAAGCGATCGCCGCTAAGATCGTCAGAGATCTCAACGGCGGCTCTAATGTCGGTAAATTCCGTTGAAACTTCTTTATAGCCTTTAACACATTCCCACTCATTAATCTTTTCCTGGCGCAAGTTTACGACTTGCTGGTGCTGGTTTTTACCCAGATCCGTCTGAACCAGGTCGGATAATTGTCCGCCTGGCTCTATCGGTACTTTGAAAATAGCCATTATCCATCCAGTTAAATACGACTTTACGGATTATCAACGATAGCATAAGGATCCAAATTTGTCGTATAACTGTCTTGCCGTACCCCTGGACCTTCTTTCGGCTCAGCGGCTAATTGCTGCAGCCAGTAACTCCGATCGAGTTTCTGTCTTAGAGACTGATATTTCATCAAATCTTGCGCTTGCAGCGGATAATTTGGCTTTAGTTCTAATGCCGTGGCATAGATCAAAAAAGGATGGTAAACGTCCGGAGTCCATTCCGGAGTGTTTGCCTCGGTCGCTGAGGAGTCCGGCGGCCCTATAATTTCCGCGTCTGTCTTATTAACCAGGGTTTTTCCCTGGGAGACATACATCGTATCAAATACGTCCGACTCGGCCACTCCAGCGATATATAGGCGTCTCTGAGCGATTGTAAACGTATTCGGCTCAGAGCTTAGATACACTTTAGGATCTCTCCAGATCCGGTAGGGAGACAGTCTCGTAGGCCATAACCAATCAGCTGGTAAATCCATGTAGCCATTTGTAACGGCCGTGGCGTCAAAAGTAAATGTATACTCTTTCTGCAGACATTTGAGATCTTCGTTAGTCTCTTTATAGATCCTGGCCATGGTTTCTACTATGAAATTTTCGCCATAATCAGATATAATTGATTTTCCTACTCTTTGGACGACGGCCTGGATAATTTGTAAGACTGTCATGTTTTTTCCTTCTTTGGCATAAAATTGTTTAATTCACGGATATAAAACTCGCCAAATTTTTTACTCAGGTCCGGCCGGTAATTATCCACCATGGCGGACAATTCAACGGCTTTGTATATCAGAAGATTTTTGAGATTATAGTTTAAAAGCGACGGCTGGCTGGCATCTATCGGCATCGGTTTCCAGACATACCTTAAACGTCCGCCATTACTCATATTGGCCGATGGTTTTGGCCGGATCTCATAGCCGCCCTCGATCTCGATATCTATAAACGGATAACTGGCCGTTGCAATCTCTGACATTGGTACCTGAAAATTATCGGCAATCCAGATTGTTAATTCGGTTCCTCTGTTATCAACATCTATTGCAGCGTCATAGTCTACCCAGGCCATTAAAAACCTTAACCAATCATTAGGCCATTGATAGGCTACTACATTTTGCTGCAAGTGAAAATTTGTAGATTTTACCACATTGGATATGAATTTGATCGGTAAAATATTAAGCAGTTCCAGTTGAGCAGCATTCAGGCTTTCTACAACCTGGTATCGGTCCAAGTCTGTACTATCGATCTCAAGATATCCAATACTTTCGTTTGTTAGTTCAGCATAAGGTATCATGTTTTATTTATCCTTTGCTGGCTCCTCAGTCTCGGGCAAACTACCGCCTCCGTCTTTAGGCTCCTCTACCTCGGTCGGTGGTTCTTCTCCGGTTGGTGGCTCAAATCCTGGCGGCGTTGTTACAGATACTTCTCCAGGAACATGGTTTTCAGTCGTTACCAGGGTATCAGTTTTAAGACGTTTTTCGATCGCGGCCGTTAACTTATCGCAACGTTCGTTAAACTGTTTCAGTATCAAATCCCTCTTTTTACCTTTGAACGTCATATTCAGTTTTTTGCCATAGGTCCGGATAAAATCAATCGTCATTTCGGCCTCTGGAACCTCCATGATCTCGGACAAGATCTCGACATATTGGAGTACATCTTCTTTATCAGCGGCTATTACGTCCGGATCCTGGGCGTCTCCCTGGTGTGCCAGCCCTTTATCCTGAACCGGCCTTAATTTCGTCTTTTGTCCACCGTCACGAATAAAACGGGCGTTAGCAGCGGCTCTTTCTTCTGCAGTTTCCGGCTGTGTGGCAACATGAACCTTTTTCAAGTGTTTTTCGCGACGTTCCATACTTTGTTGAACGGGATCCTCTTTCGGATCATAGGGTTTTGTACTAACCAAATGTGGGTCTTGCTCTAATAGAATGTCGGCCAGTTTTGACTCCACTTCCACCGGCTTATCCGGATATAAAAATACTTCTTTTGTCCGGTCGATTTGCCTGGTCCTCAAATCTATTGGAGCAAAGCGTTTGCCCTCTGGACGAAATACCTTACAATACAATTTTTTGGTAGCCATTTTTACTATCCTTTTTTTGTTTAGAATAAAGCTCCAGGAGACGAATCCCCTGGAGCGATATTTATTAAGACGCGGTTATATCAACCCAGGTTGTTGCTCCTGTTTTGATCTTGCGCGTACCGTCTGCCGTGTTGATAAGCAAACTTGCCGTCGGGAGAGCGTTGAAATTTGCCTCGGTTGGTGCCGCGGCGAATACTTCCCAATAGGTAAAGGCTTTATCTTCACTTGCACATACTCGGGCGTAAACGTCTCCCGTGTGTGATGCAAATAAGCCCTGGGCCTCAACCTTAACGCGCTCTTGTAAACGTTTAACAGTAGCCATTATAAAACTCCTTCAATAGTTTAAGGTTAGGCGTTATTTAAGATGTGGACACTACGTTAACTTTGCCGCGTAGGTCCTGTTCTCTTATTCCGTCCTTAGCTGGCACCCATACTTTAAAATAAATTTCGGCTGTCTGGGGATTAGCTGTCTGTCCATCACATTCAAATCTCATATACAGATTTAAAGCGGTTGAGTCAGTCCTTGAATCGAAAGCGGCATTTCCGCCAGGGTTAAAAACGTGCATAACTGCAGCGGCAGCACCCAAGGCGTCAAAATCTAAAACGGAAGCAATAAACTGAGTATCGTTTAATTCGTTGGAAAATTCGCAATCGACATTAACATCGATATTAGTAGCGGCATTTCCCCAAGCTTGGACAACGATCGGCTTATTGATCGGATCCGCGTACCAAAGCGGAATTGCCTTAGTATGAAGATCATCCGTACTGTCCGTCGCACCATAAGCAACGGTAATTGTGTACAAAACTCCACCAGGTAAAACGTTAACCTGATAAGTGCCCTCATTGTCGGCGTCTGCGCCAAAAGCGCTAAATACCGAGAAAAGGACAATCAGCGTTGAGATAAAAAATAATCTAAACATCATTACCCCCTTTCCTAGTATGACGGCGCGGCCGCGTAAGTAATCGCCAGGCATGAACGATCATTTTTTAGATACTGGCCAGTAGATCCGTCGTCTCTGTTCCAGAAGTCCGAGCGGCTGTATCCGTGAATTATCTGATAAGCTACGCCGTGTAACTGGCCGTAGTCGTCAGTCCGTCTCTTGAACGCCATAGGCGAACCCATAGCCTTAAAGAGAGCGTTACTACCTAATACCATGGCTGCAAAAACCGTATCTGAGGAATAGTCCTCAAATGAATCCAGATCCGAAATCGTACCAGGTCCAAACTCAGGGCCGGAATTATCACGGCATGGCCATACAGCGGTATCAGATTCAAAAATGGCAAAGCCAGCGTAAATATACTTTGCCGCGATTAAAAACGGGTTGTCCTTGGCCAATTGCTGAACCATGGCCTTTTCAACGACTCCGCGGAAAGTTGAATCATTTTCCAGTGTTACGATCTGCCACGGGTGACAAACCAGGAGACGGAGAGGATTACCATTTTTAATCATAATAGGTGGAATCTTTCTTACCTGGGGATCCGCTTTTAGCGCCTGTAAGAAAGCTGCATCCATAACGTCGGTTGCCCCTACTCCAGCAATCGCCGCGGCTACAGCGGTTTCATAACCGGCTGTGCCAGGATAACCGCCACCATAACCGACTTTGCCGGATCCGGCGACGTAAATATGTGGATGAGAACTGGCCGCGATCTTTGTTTCTCCGCTAAACCAGTTATCATTGAGGACTCCCCAGGACCAGCCGTAATACATGGCGTAACTTGCGCCCAGGTATTCCTCCGAACGTGCATAGTGTGACATAAGCGCCGGACGTGCATTTTCAATCAATCTCATATCTTTCTGGCTGTGTTCTGATAAATCACTGTCTTTGGGCAATTCAGCATGACGCTGGAGCATGATAGCGGCCAGCGCGAAATTGATGTTTGGACGTTCCTCATGGCCAGCTAATTGCTGCTTACCGGTCTGAGGAAGTTGTTTTAACTGCCGGTGCATCGGTATCTCAATGATATCGCCGCTCTTACGTGTCAATTCCCAATGGATTACAATAGGTGAATTAATAGGGCGCGGACGATTATTCTTTGAAATAGGCGATTCTTTGGGTGTGTTGAATTTAGCGAACGGACCCCAGAAGAACTCTTTAAGCGTCTCAAAAACCATCTTCTGAGCTGCTACGACAGGGTAATTTCCGCTAAAATCATGGTCGTATAATGCCATTTCTTAAACCTCCGGTTAATTATCGTGTTTAACCAGGAGTATACTGCTTTTCCAGTTTTTCCAGCTGATCCGGCGTCATATAAAAGATCTCCTCTTGGCTATATTCCTCCGGTGTCTTTTGACCGCTGGATGGTCCGGACGCGCTGGACTCAACTCTATCGAGTTTAGATCCGCCGTTGGCGGCGTTTTCTATGTCAGCAAGTGTTTTCTCTCGTATACTCTTGGCCATTTCGCTTTGAATTTTCTCAGAATATACAGCATTATAAGCCAGATGAAGTTTCTCTTTACTATACAGAGGATACTCTACGTCGTTACCGTTCTCATCTTTTGAACGTATTAATCTATCCGGACGGATATTCTTCTCAAGATGATCGTTTAGGCCCATCATTAACTTTGTGGCCTCGCTTTCCGGATTACGTAGTTCGCTCAGAATTGAATCACGTTCCCTGGAAGGATCTAAACCGTTAACAGTGGCAACAAATTCGACGACGTTGTTGGTGTTTTGCTCATGTGCATCCAATAACTCGGCCGTGATTTTATCCGCCTCGTGTTGGTCGTAAGCCCTCTCATCTTCAAGGTATTGCTCAAAGGCGTCGGGATCGTCATATTTCAATTCGTCTTTTTTCTCAGGAGTTAGCCGCTCAAATTTTTCAAACTTTTTGTCGGCCAGTTCACGCTCTAAGCGCTTTTTCTCCTCGATTTCCCTGGTTAGACGTGCCTGGGTATCCTTCAACGGATCTCCAGTTATTAAATTACCGTCTTTATCATATCTCGGCTCCGGTGGTGTTTCTTCTTCTTTTTTCTCCGGTTCCTCCGGCTTCTCGGCTTTCTTGTCCGGCTTTTCTTCGGATTTCTCCTCGGTCTTTTCCTCTGCCGGTGGTTCCTCGCCTTTCTCCAGTAATTCGTTTTCCCGTTTTTCTAACTCATCGGGAGTCATTTCCAGGGGATCTTTGTCCTTGGCCGGAGT